AACAAGTAAGTTTTTTATAGCAGTTCAATGGAATGCTAATGTTAGTGGTAATGCATCTGCTGGAATACAAGTAAATATTTACAGATCAATTGGAGGCGCTACTGCAACTGCGGTTGGTGACGAAGCAATTAGTTATAATCAACTAGCAGGACAAGGCACTACACACCGCTGTGAATATACTTCACTTGTAGACACACCAAATACAACCTCACAAATTAGTTATCAATTTTGGGCTAAATCACATAGTGGCACTAGTGAAAGGATTGCGGCTGATTGGGGATATATGCGTATGACAGTCATGGAAGTCGCACAATAAAATGAATAAACAGGAGAAAAAATAATGGCAACAGTAACAGACGCACTAAACGCTCTTGGTGTCAACGAATGGGTTCTTAGAGGCGAACCAACAAATGCAGACGAATTTGGAGTAATGTTCCGTAAGGTAACAGGTGAAGATGCAAATGGTTCTGCAATCGAATCAGACAATGCTAAAGATTGGGGTGTTACTTGGGCACAAGTAGAAACTAAACAGTCAGAACTAACTGCGGCAGAACCTTTGAAAGCACTTCGTGCTGAAAGAGACAGATTGATTACTGCAACAGATTGGTGGGCAAGTTCAGACTTGTCTATGACAAAGGCACAAAAAGATTACAGACAAGCACTTCGTGATATCACAAAGGACTACAATTCTTTGGATGATGTTAAGTGGCCTACTAAACCGTAAGGTTATGAAATGTCAAACCAAACTGATATTTTAGATAATGTTTTAGGAGTAGCAGACCCAGTAGAGAATGCAATGCGAGTTGTTTCTCCACCTAAACCTGTACTTGTTCCCGAAACAAAAATGAATGAAGAAGATGTAGATAATGATTATAAATATCAGAGAGAAAACTTTTATAATCTGATTGAAAGAGGACAGGATGCAATTGATGGTATCCTAGACCTTGCAAGAGAATCAGAACACCCCAGAACCTATGAGGTTGCTGGACAACTAATTAAGAATGTTGCAGAAGTAACAGAGAAACTTGGAGATTTACAAAGTAAGATGAAAAAACTCAAAGAAGTACCTAACTCTGCACCAAAGAATGTAACTAATGCATTGTTCGTAGGAAGTACAGCAGAACTACAGAAGATGTTAAAAGGAAAAGAATGATATGCCATTAACTAGATTTAAATTAAGTTCTATCGCAGATGACGGTATTACATCAGCAAAACTTGCACATGACTTGGATTTTGATGGGACAAATATTAGAATTCCACACGGAACAACTGCACAACGCCCAGGCAGTGCAACAGCTGGGATGCTTAGATTTAATACTACTGAATCATCTATAGAACAGTATAATGGAACATCATGGTCTATTCTTGCATCTCCACCTGTTATTAATAGTGTTTCTCCAACATCAACGAATGGTGATGCTGGAACAGTAATTACTATTACTGGTGTAAACTTCACTGCTGAATCGACAGTAAAATTTATTGATCAAGGTGGAACAGAATTTAATTCTGGAACAACTACTTTTACAAATTCAACTACAGTTACAGCAACATTTCCACAAGCATTTACCGTAGCACAAGAACCTTTAGATGTTAAACTTTCAACACCTGTTGGTGATAACACTATTGAGAATGCAATTGATTTGGGCGGTGTTCCAAGTTGGTCAACTTCTGCAAGTCTACCAGCTGCTTATCAAGGAGATTCATATAGTCAAACTATTGTTGCTACAGACCCAGAAGGTGGTGATGTAGATTACACACTTTCATCTGGTTCTTTGCCAACGGGCCTTTCATTAAACGCCGAAACAGGTGTTATATCTGGAACGCTGACTGCTTCAGTAAGAACTAGTGCAACCTCAACTGCAACGATTGTACCAAATGATTCTGCTGGAAACAATGGTGCTGGAAGAGCATTTACAATTACACAAACTGGTGATGGCGACCCCAACTTCAAGTATGTAACCTCTAGACTTACAATGGATGGAACTAATGATTCCAATAATAACATTACTGGTGGTGCATCAAGAGTTGGTAACTTAACTCCAACTGTACTCAGTGGGCCACATGCTGGTAGTTTTAGTCCACATCACCCAGAAGGCTATTGGTCTTCTTCTATGCGTGGTGGATATGACGGTTATAAAATTGCTTCAACCTCGAACCTTGCAGTAGGTACAAGTGCGTTTACACTCGAATTCTGGATGAAAGAAACTGGTGACCATAATGCTTCTAAAGCTAGATATATGATTCAGGGCCAAAGTGGAACGACTATTATGGAACTTGCAACAGACGATGGTAGTGACAATTTAAGATTTACAGTAGGTAGTAGCACAGTAGTTCACGATACATCTTTTGGAACTTCAGTTCAAACAGGCACATGGAATCACATTGCAGTAGTTCGTGAAGGAACAGGAAGTGGGCAAACTCACCTTTATGTAAATGGTATAAAGAAAGATTCGGGCGGAAATTCAACTAATCATGGTGCTGGTAATTATCATATCGGTGGATTGGATTGGGCATCTGGTTATTGTTTGGAAGGTTATATATCAAACTATAGACTCTCAAACGTAGCAAGATACACAAGCAGTGGTAGTATAGGAAGTCAAGTTTTCACACCCCCAACTGCACCTTTCACTTCTGATAGTAACACTATGCTTCTTACTTGTCAATCAAATAGACCAATAGATAATGGCCCAAATGCTAACACTATTGGGTTTAACAATAACAATGGAACAACAGCTACTGGTGGCCCATCTTTAACTTGTCATTCTCCTTACTTAACACCAAGTAAAAGAGACACTGATGATTTAGGTTCTATTTTCTTTGAGGGCGATAATGATGGTTTAACTTATGCAGATAATGCTGCATTTCAATTAGGAACAGGAGATTTCTCTTGGAGTTTTTGGTCATATATGCCATGGGATGCTGTTTCACAAAGCTACTGGAACGCACTGGCTTCATTGAATGGTACAGGATATGATCAAGATGCAATAGCATGCTACATGGATGAATCCACAGCAGGCAATTTATATTTTGACGTAGATAATGCAGGCGGTGGTTTTAGAACTGGTGCAACCTATCTTCCAAGAGGACAGTGGAATTACATTGAAGTTTCAAGAGCAAGCGGAACTTTTAGATTTTTTCTCAACGGTGTTCAATTTTCCACATCGTCAACGTCCGTAAATTTTAGTAGTGGTAATACTCATGGACTTTCTGTAGGTTATAGTGATACCACACAAAACAGTGGCGCTGGCAATTTTATGCGTGAGTATATTGCAGAAATGCGAGTTGTTAAAGGAACTGCTGGTAATACATCTAATTATACTCCACCAACTGCTCCTCTTACAAATGTAACAAATACAACATTCTTATTGAATGGTGCAGATTATATGAATGTTATAGACTTTACTGGATTTAGTAATTGGCATAACCATGGCACTGGTTCAACAATTGATACCTCTGAGAAAAAATTTGGAACTGGTTCTTTAATGTTAAACACTACTGATGGTTCTTCTACAACAAACGGTAGATTTAGAACGAGAGATCACAAATATAAAAGAGAATTCGATTTCACTGGTGATTGGACAATAGAATTTTGGTTTAGAGGTGTTAGTGGAAATAAAACACAAGATACTCAATACAGAAGAATATATGATAATGGTGGAAACAATGGTGCAAATGCATTACAAATTCTAGTTAATGTAACAGGTGGGCCCTATGCTAATGATGGTGGTGCATTTATCTATGATAACTCAAACCTTGTTAACAGCAGCCAAACAAACATTGCTAGTGGTGGCCAACAAAATATCTGCGATAATTCTTGGCATCATGTAAGATTTGTTCACGACAAAAGTGCATCTTTGATTTATGAATATACAGATGGGACACTTTACTCTACAAGAGCAACAAGTGGTGCAAAATCATGGTTAGCATCTGCTCAATCGGATCATCCAACATTTGGTAGTGATTCTAACAGCAACAGTTCTGGAAGAATTGTAGGACGCATAGACGATGTAAGAATTTACAATGGATATGCAGCATCAACAGGAAATTCATACACTGTTCCTGTTAGAGAAAAACCAATTTGGTAAAACCAAGTAAGTCGTTATGTTATGTCTGAAAATCACTATCTGGGCAACCCCCTTCTAAAAAAATCTAACGTCCCTGTAAATTGGACGAAAGAAAACATACTAGAATACCAGAAGTGTATGGAAGACCCCATATACTTCATTAAAAACTATATCAAGATTGTATCTTTAGATGAAGGTTTAGTACCTTTTAAACTCTATGATTTCCAAGAGAATATCGTAGAGACAATCCACAACGACAGATTCACAATATGTAAGATGCCAAGACAGTCTGGTAAATCCACGACTATGGTATCCTATATTCTACATTACGTTCTATTCAATCCTAACATGAATGTGGCAATCCTTGCTAACAAAGCTGCGACTGCAAGGGACATTCTTGGCAGACTACAACTCGCATATGAGAATCTTCCTAAGTGGTTACAACAGGGTGTGGTATCTTGGAACAAAGGTTCTGTAGACTTAGAGAATGGTAGTAGGGTGGTTGCATCCTCTACATCCTCAAGTGCAGTTC